ATGTCAAAGACCGAGCCACCCTCCAAATCTGAACTCTTGCAGGATTTGTTTTTGTCGCTGCAGCGGTCCATTCGGCGCCTGCGTCAGGAAGCCGAAGACCTGCACCAGAGCCTTTCCATATCCGGGGAAGAGGCGCTGAGCACAGCGCTGCCGCGGATGACAAGACTTGAGGGGCTAATCCGAGATTGCCAGAAAGTGGAGAAGACACTTGTCGAGCACACCCCCCAGGATGACAAAAAGCAGCTCGGACTTGATCTTGCCGCGGCCCGGGCTGAAATCAGCCGCCGCCTGGATTGCCTCCGCAGCGCCCGAACTGCAGAGATCTCTGATTCAGAGCCTGAGTGACAATGCGACTCGGTCTATGCCCTATCTATTCGAGATCTGGGCGCATCCGCATCAATTGCCACCTGCCGGAGATTGGCGGTGCTGGGTGATCCTGGGTGGGCGCGGCGCAGGCAAGACCCGCGCCGGGGCGGAATGGATTCGCCAACAGGTCGAAGGCTCCAGCCCCCTGTCAGCGGGGCGCGCCTGCCGGGTGGCGCTGATCGGGGAAACCTATGATCAGGTGCGCGATGTCATGATCCAGGGTGATAGCGGCATTCTGGCCTGTTCACCACCGGACAGAAAACCACAGTGGAAACCCGGTGAGCGCAAGCTGATCTGGGCCAATGGGGCCATGGCACAGGCCTTTTCGGCCCATGACCCCGAGGCTCTGCGTGGGCCGCAGTTTGACAGTGCCTGGGCGGATGAGCTGGCCAAATGGCGTCGCGCACGGGAAGCCTGGGATATGTTGCAGTTCGCCCTGCGGCTGGGCCAGGATCCGCGTCTTTGCGTGACCACGACGCCGCGCAATGTCTCCACCCTGCGTCACTTGCTCGAGATGCCCTCGACCGTGCAGAGCCATGCCGCAACAGAGGCGAACCGGGCCAATCTTGCCGCCTCTTTTCTGGTGGAGATGCGCGCGCGCTATGGCGGGTCGCGTCTGGGGCGACAGGAGCTGGATGGTGTGCTTCTCGGTGATGTTGAAGGTGCGATCTGGCAGTCTGCCCAGCTGGAGGCGCTGCAGGTCGCAGCTGCGCCGGAGCTAGACCGCATCGTGGTGGCGGTGGACCCGGCTGTGAGTTCCGGTAAGAACTCCGATGCCTGCGGTATTATTGTCGCCGGGGCCTGTCTGCAGGGTCCCGAGCAGGACTGGCGGGCCTTTGTTCTGGCTGATTGCACGGTTCAGGGCCTCGGACCACTGGCCTGGGCCCGGGCGGTGATCGACCGCTATCATGCCTTTTCTGCCGACAGGGTGGTTGCCGAGGTGAATCAGGGTGGAGCCCTGGTCGAAAGCCTGCTTCGGCAAGTCGATCCGCTGGTGGCTTTTCAGGCGGTCCATGCAAGCCGGGGCAAGGCGCTGCGCGCCGAACCGGTTGCCGCGTTGTATGAGCAGGGCCGTGTGCACCATCTGCCAGGCCTGGCCAAACTGGAAGAACAGATGTGCCAGATGACACCGCAGGGATTTCAGGGGCAGGGTTCGCCCGACCGGGTTGATGCTCTGGTCTGGGCAATTCACCAGTTGATGCTGGATCCGGCAGCGCGTCGTCAGCGGCCCCGGGCTCGGGTGGTTTAGTGAACCAGAGGAGGCAACGGATACTTCTATGAATAAGAGCTTTCAAACAGTCTGTTAGGGGAATGTTGCCTGGGCCAAGAACCCTGTACTCGGCGAATGTTCAAACCCCACAGTCATATCTGTTTTCCAGCAAAGGGCGCAGTGCCCGAATGATGGATCAAAGGAGCGGCCCATGCGGTTCGACTTACCTTGGCGCAAGACAAAGCTTGGCAAGCCGCAGGCTTCACCAGCCTCGGCCTGGCAGGCCAAAGCCAGTGCTGCCGCCCGGGGGATGGCCTGGCAAGGCAGCGGCGCCCTTTCGCTGAACGCGCGGGACAGCAGGTCGCTTACGCAGCTTGGTTTCCTGGGTAATCCAATCGGCTTTCGGGCAGTTCGAATGGTGATTGAGGCTGCTGCCGCTTTGCCCTTGGTGGTGCAGGATCGCGTTCAGCGGTTTGATACGCATCCCCTGTTGTCGCTCATCACCCGTCCCAATGCGACCCAAACCCGGCAGGACTTCCTTGAAAACCTGTTTGGCTATCTGATGTTGTCCGGCAATGCTTATATCGAGGCCGTCAGCGAAGCGGATGGCTGGCCTCTGGAACTACATTTGCTGCGCCCGGATCGTATGTCGGTGGTGCCGGGGCCTGATGGCTGGCCTTTGGCCTATGACTATACGGTGGGCGGCAGCAAGCATCGTTTTGCCTGCAGCACCGCGCGCAGCCCGGTGTTGCATCTGAAGAATTTTCACCCGCAGGATGACCATTACGGGCTGGCGCCGCTTCAAGCTGCGGCTCTTTCGCTGGAAGTTCATTCAGCTGCCTCGCAGTGGTCAAAGGGGCTGTTGGACAATGCAGCCCGCCCCTCAGGGGCTTTGGTCTGGGCCGGCAGTGATGGACAAGGAAGTCTGACAGATGATCAGTTTCGTCGTCTCAGTGATGAAGTGGAGGCAAATTTCCAAGGCGCGCGCAATGCCGGCCGTCCCATGGTTCTGGACGGGGGGCTTGACTGGAAACCCATGGGCTTCTCCCCCTCGGATATGGAGTTCCAGAAAACCAAAGAGGCAGCCGCGCGCGAGATCGCCCTGGCCTTTGGAGTCCCGCCGATGCTGCTGGGCCTGCCGGGCGATACCGCCTATTCAAATTACCAGGAGGCCAACCGTGCCTTCTACCGGCTGACCATCTTGCCGCTGGTCAGCCGGATTGCAGCGGCGCTTTCGGATTGGCTATCCGCCTATAACGGAGAGTCGATTGAGCTGAAACCGGATCTGGACCAGGTCTCGGCTCTGGCGGAAGAACGTGAAAAACAATGGCGCCGGATCGCTTCGGCGGATTTCCTCAGTTCGTCGGAAAAACGCAAACTCCTGGGCCTGCCTCTCCAGCCGGAGGGGGAGGGGGATGGATGAGTTTCCGATGTCACCCTTCGACTGTGCGCCGGGGCTGCGCCTCACGGCACATGAAAGGGTTCATCAAATTCAGTTGCAAAGTCTGGAGCGACGACAGCAGCAGTTGGAACAGTTGCTGGAACGTCTGGAGCGGCGTCTCTGGTTTACACTCTACGGCGTGGCAGCGGTAATTCTGACCCGGATTGTGCAGTCGTTTTTGCCGGTGAACTGAATTTGTTTTCAGAAGGTTACGTGAGGTTCTTTACTATGAACGGTCCAGAAATAGAGCATAAGTTCTCTCGTTTTGGAGAGTTGCTGACGGTACAGGATGGGTGCACCATCCAGGGCTATGCAAGCCTCTTTGGTCAGGCGGATCAAGGCGGGGATATTGTTGCGGCCGGGGCCTATAGGGCCAGTTTGCAAGGGCTGTCCGCTTCGGGATGCCGGGTCAAGATGCTGTGGCAACACGACCCGAGCGAGCCAATCGGCGTCTGGGACGAAATCCACGAGGACAATCGCGGGCTTTGGGTCAAAGGTCGTCTGCTCACGGAAGTGTCGCGCGGGGCTGAGGCTGCGGCTTTGATTGCTGCAGGCGCGATCGAGGGGTTGTCAATTGGCTATCGCACCAAATGTGCCCGAAAGAGAGAGGATGGCAGGCGCATTCTGACTGAAGTTGAGCTTTGGGAGGTGTCCCTGGTGACCTTTCCGATGCTGCCAACCGCCCGGGTTATGGACCAAAAGGCAGAGGTCGAAGACCGGGTTTTGCGCCGACTGGCGGCAGATCTTCGACGTGGCAGCTGCGCGCTCAATCACAACCGGCTTACCCCATAACTGAACAGAACAGGACATGAGCATGACCAAGCAGGACGCACCGGCCAAAGCTGGACAGGCAACCCCACTGGCACAGGAAGTGACAGAGGCTCTGTCCGGTTTTTTGCGTGACTTCAAAGGCTTTCAGGAGGGGGTGAAAGCAAAATTTCAACAGACGGAAGAGCGAATGACCATGCTGGATCGTAAAACAAACTCTGCTTCGCGCCCGCAGCTCTCAGGGGCGGCCCCTGTGCAGGCTCCACATCAAAAAGCCTTTGCTGGCTACATCCGGACCGGCGATGATACTGCGCTGCGCAGCCTCATGCCCGAAAGCAAGGCCCTGTCGACGACCGTCAATAGCGAAGGTGGCTACCTTGTCGACCCGCAGACTTCTGAACGGGTGATCTCTGTCCTGCGCGAGGCCGCGTCGATCCGGGCGGTGGCCACAGTGGTGAGCGTCGAGGCGACCTCTTATGATGTTCTGATCGACCATAGCGATACAGGGGCAGGCTGGGCCAGCGAAACAGATCCGTGCACGGAGACAGGCACGCCGGTGATCGACCGCATCACCATTCCCTTGCACGAACTTAGCGCCCTGCCCAAGGCCTCGCAGCGGTTGCTGGACGACAGCGCTTTTGACATCGAAGGCTGGCTGGCGGGCCGGATTGCCGACAAATTCTCCAGGGCCGAGGCCACTGCTTTTCTGACCGGTGACGGGCTCGACAAACCTACGGGCATTCTGACCCATCCCATTGTCGAAAATGACAGCTGGAACTGGGGTTCTCTGGGTTATGTAGCCACGGGTGAGGATGGCGGCATTGGCGATGGAGATGCCATCATCGATCTGGTCTATGCACTGGGGGCACAGTATCGGGCCAATGCAAGCTTTGTGATGAACTCCAAAACTGCCGGCCTGTTGCGCAAGTTGAAGGATGCGGACGGGCGTTTCCTGTGGTCCGACGGGCTGGCGGCGGGTGAACCCGCGCGGTTGCTGGGCTATCCGGTGCTGATCGCTGAGGACATGCCGGATGCGGCCACGGATTCGCTGTCGCTGGCCTTTGGCGATTTTGCTGCCGGCTATACCATTGCCGAACGCCCTGATCTGAGGGTGTTGCGCGATCCTTTCAGCGCCAAACCACATGTGTTGTTTTACGCGACCAAGCGGGTTGGTGGTGATGTGAGCGATTTTTCCGCCATCAAACTGCTGAAATTCGGCCTGAGCTGAGGCTCTGGCTGAATGGGGGACCGGCAGCCCGGTTCCCCGGCGGGTACGCATTTCCAGGTTTTTTGCCGTCTAGCTGCTCCCCCTCCGTCCGAGCGGCAGAGAGCCTTGCGTGCCCGCTGAACCAGATTGGGACGTCATGGGGACCAGAGCCCGCGGAGTTAAAAAAGATGTTGAGCGAAGTGACACCGGTCCCGGATACGGATCTGCCGCTGGAGGCCTTTAAGGCGCATCTGCGGCTGGGCACCGGCTTTGGTGAAGAGGATCTGCAGGACAGTGTTTTGACCGGCTTTTTGCGGGCGGCATTGGCTGCGATCGAAAACCGGACCGGCAAGGCGTTGCTGCAGCGGGATTTCCTGTGGCAGGTCTCGGCCTGGCGCCACGCGGGGTGGGCGGATTTGCCCATCGCACCGGTGGTGGATCTGGTGACGGTCCGCCTGATTGCAGCAGATGGCACCGTGAGTGTCTTGGATCCTGCTGCTTTGTATCTGGAACGTGACAGTCAGCAGCCTCGCCTGCTTGCCAGTGGTGCCAGCCTGCCGCGCCTGGCAAAGGGTGAGCAGCTTGAACTCATTCTGGCTGCAGGTCTTGCCCCGTCATGGCAGGGATTGCCGCAGGATCTGGGGCAGGCGGTCCTGTTGCTGGCCGCGCATTACTATGAACACCGTGACAACACGGCATTGCACGGCGGCTGCATGCCCTTTGGGGTGACCAGCCTGATTGAACGCTACCGTCATCTGCGGCTGGCGGCGGGAGGGCGGTCATGAAGCGGACGATGCCAAAGCAAACCGACCGGCGGCTGGTGCTGGAGGACCCGCAGGAGCAGGAGGACGGAGCAGGCGGCCATGTCGAGAGTTGGACGCCTCTGGGGGTGGTCTGGGCCGAGATGCAGGCCCAGGCAGGACGAACAACGGCGCAAGAGGGAGGCAGGTTGTCGCTGCAACGCTACCGGATCTCCCTGCGGGCCATGCCACAGGGCAGCCGGTCGCGTCCGCGTGCCGGGCAGAGATTTCGCATGGGACAGCGCCTGTTTCGTATCGAAGCGGTGAGCGAGGCAGACCCAGAGGCGCGCTATCTGACCTGCCAATGTCTCGAGGAGCTGGCGCCATGACCTATGCGCTTGCCGCGGCCCTGCAACAGGCGGTGTTTCAGCACCTGAGTGCAGATCCTGCAGTGACGGCTTCTTTGGGGAGTGAACTTTTTGACGCCCTGCCGTCGGGCACTCTGCCACAGATCTATGCCGTTTTGGGTGGCGAGGAGGTGCTGGACCGCTCGGATTTCACCGGGAAGGGCGCACGCCACCGGTTCACAGTCAGTGTTTTCACCAGGGCGGCCGGGTTTGTGGCAGCCAAGGAGGCTGCCGCTGCGATTTGTGATGCCTTGATTGGCGCACCATTGCTGCTGAGCCGGGGGCGGCTTGTGGGGCTTTGGTTTGAGCGTGGCAGTGCCCGCCGTCTGGACGATGGAAGGCGTTCGATCACGCTGCTGTTTGTCGCGCGGCTGGAAGACGGCTGAGCCTGAGAGACTTCGATTTGCAACCAAAGACAGCTGAAACACTCACATGATGAAAGGGGCCTGACATGGCGACCCAGAATGGCAAGGACCTGTTGATCAAAGTCGATATGACCGGCGATGGCCAGTTTGAAACTCTGGCGGGGCTGCGGGCCACGCGGATCAGCTTCAATGCCGAAAGCGTTGATGTCACAAGTCTTGAAAGCCAGGGCGGCTGGCGCGAGTTGCTCTCTGGCGCTGGTGTACGCTCGGCTTCCATCTCTGGATCGGGGGTGTTTCGTGATGAAACCACAGATGAGCGCGCGCGCCAGTTGTTCTTTGATGGGGTGACACCGGATTGCCAGGTGGTGGTCCCGGATTTTGGCATTGTCGAGGGGCCGTTTCAGGTGACGGCGCTGGACTATGCCGGCAGCCACAATGGCGAAGCCACCTACGAGCTGACATTGGCCAGCGCCGGTGCGCTCAGCTTTACGGCGGTCTGATCCATGCTGGGTGCTTCGGAAAACCCCTGGCGGGGGGAGGTGACACTGACCCTGGATGGGGCACCGGTCGTGCTGCGCCTGACCCTCGGCGCGCTGGCGCGACTGGAGAGCAGACTGCAGGAGGACTCCCTTGTCGCCCTGGTGCAGCGCTTTGAAACCGGCAGGTTTTCTGCTGCCGATATTCTCGCCTTACTGACGGCAGGACTGGAAGGGGCAGGGCATGGCCTCCAGGCGCTTGATCTGGCCAAGGCGGAAATCACTGGCGGACCGGTCGAGGCCGCTCGGGTTGCGGCGCAACTGTTGGCACGCAGCTTCACCCTGCCTCAGGGCGTCTCTGCGAAAGATGACACAGGTGCTGAATGACGGGGCTGGACTGGCCCGGGCTGGACTGGCCGGGGATGTTGCGGGCGGGGCTGTCAGGGCTGCGTCTGTCTCCGGCCGAGTTTTGGGATCTCACTCCGGCAGAGTTGCAACTGTTGTTGGGCTCAACCCGGCCCCCCGCCAGTCTGAACCGCCAGGGGCTTGCGGAACTGATGCACCGCTTTCCAGACCAACCTGTCCCGCCATCGACTGAAGGCGGATAACTGAAAATTTGCCTCTTCGAGCAACCCTGTCCGGTTCCGGGAACCGGAAGGATGCAAAATACAAAGGATCCTCACATGGCTGACAGTCGTGATATTGCCGCCCTGGAACTGCACAGCGGAGCGCTTGGCGACACATTGGGCGATGCTGCGGGCATGGCCGCCAGTTTTGAAACCGAGTTGCGCCGTGTGCGCGATGCCTTTGAAGCCACGGGCAAGGATGTCGAAACACTGGAGCGGGGTCTGTCACGCGGGCTGCGGCGCTCGTTTGAGCAGGTGGTTTTTGACGGGGCCAGCCTCTCGGATGCGCTGGACGGCCTGGCGCGCTCGCTGGTCAGAACCACCTATAACGCCGCCATTCGTCCGATCACAGATCATGTGGGCGGCCTGATCTCCAGCGGGGTCGGGGATCTGATCAGCGGGATCCTGCCCTTTGCCGAGGGAGCGGCCTTTTCGCAGGGAAAGGTTGTGCCCTTTGCCCGGGGCGGGGTCGTTACCACCCCCACTCATTTCCCCCTGCGCGGAGCCACGGGAGTGATGGGCGAAGCAGGGCCAGAAGCCATTCTGCCACTGAGCCGCAGCGCTGATGGCAGTCTGGGTGTGCGGGCGCAGACGGGCTCAGGCCCGACGATAGTGATGAATGTCACCACACCGGATGTCAGGGGCTTTCAGCGCAGTCGCGGCCAGATCGCGGCCGAGCTGTCGCGCGCTGTGAGCCGCGGCAACCGCAATCGTTAGGAGGAGTGTCAGATGAGCTTTCACGAAACCCGATTTCCCGCCTCCCTGAGCTTTGGCTCTGTGGGCGGGCCGGAACGACGCACCGATGTGGTGACGCTGGCCAATGGATTTGAAGAGCGCAACACCCCCTGGGCCCATTCACGCCGCCGCTATGATGCGGGGCTGGGGCTGCGCTCGCTGGATGATATCGAAGTGTTGATTGCCTTTTTTGAGGCGCGGCAGGGCCAGATCTTCGGGTTTCGCTGGAAGGACTGGTCGGATTACAAATCCGCCCGCCCCACGGCTGAAGTGGATTTTCGTGACCAGTTGATCGGGGAAGGGAATGGTGTCGAAACCACCTTTCAGCTGTGCAAGAGCTACCGGTCCGGTGAAAATCGCTACCAACGTCCCATTGCCAAACCTGTGAGCGGCACTGTGCGTCTGGGGCTGGGGCAGGAAGAACTGCAGGAAGGCGTGGACTTCAGCCTGGATACTGCGTCGGGTTTGGTCACGCTGAGCCACCCGCCCGAACAGGGGATCGAGGTCGTGGCAGGGTTCGAGTTCGACGTTCCCGTACGGTTTGACACCGACAGGATTATGACCAGCGTTGCCTCCTTTCAGGCGGGTGACGTGCCGAATGTGCCGGTGGTGGAGGTGCGTGTCTAATGTCACAGACTGCTAGACAGGCCTTGTTGGAACATGTGCAGAAAGGGGTAACCACCCTGGCCCGCTGCTGGGGGCTGACGCGGCGGGATGGAGTGCGCTTTGGGTTTACAGATCATGATGAGGATTTGTCCTTTGAGGGTTGGCTCTTTCGGGCGGACGCCGGTCTGAGCGCCCGCACTTTGGTGCAGGGCACTGGCCTGTCGGTGGACAATACCTCTGCTCTGGGGGCCCTCAGCGATGCAGCGCTTCAGGAGGCCGATATTTTCGCAGGGCGATTTGATGGGGCTGATTTGAGTGCTTGGCTGGTCAATTGGCAGAACAGTGAAGAGCGCTGGCTGCAATTCTGTGGAACCATCGGCGAGCTGCATCGTGCAGGCGGTGCCTTTGAGGCTGAGCTGCGCGGGTTGACCGAAGCATTGAACCGGCCCCTGGGGCGGGTCTATCAGAAACCCTGCACGGCGGTCTTGGGGGACCGGAACTGTAGGTTTGACCTGACCAGTCCAGGATATGCCTACGAGGGGCAGATTCAGACCGTCACAGAAGCGGGGGCTCTCCAGTGGCTGAGGCTTGAGGGCTACGAGCCGGGCTGGTTCACTGGTGGGCGTCTAACCGTGCTGAGCGGTGCGGCGGCGGGGCTTTGGGGCAGCATCAAGCGGGACCAGACTCAGGAGGGAACGCGACTGATCACCCTTTGGGAGCCGTTGCGAGCGGGCTTGCGCGCTGGCGACCAGCTGCGGCTCCTTCCGGGGTGTGACAAGTCTATGCAGAACTGCCGATTGAAGTTCAACAATCTGGTCAATTACCAGGGTTTCCCCGATATCCCCGGTGAAGACTGGGTGATGGCAGTACCAAAGGCCAGCGGGCGTACAGGCGAAGGCAGCCGCAGATGAGCCTGCGTCAGGCATCTGAGGCGCAGCGGGTAAGACAGGTGGTCGATGAGGCGCGCGGTTGGATCGGTACCCCCTATCAGCATCAGGCCAGTTGCCGTGGCGCCGGCTGCGACTGCCTGGGATTGATCCGCGGTATCTGGCGGATGCTCTTTGGACGCGAACCGGAGCTGCCTCCGGCCTATTCCATGGACTGGTCCGAACCACAGGGCGACGAACGGTTGTGGGCAGCGGCGCTGGCCCATCTGCAGGCCAAACCGCTGGACATGGCAGCAGCTGGCGATGTGCTGTTGTTCCGTATGCGGACCGGGGCGGTGGCCAAGCACCTGGGGGTGCAATCTCAGATGACGTCGAGCGCAAGCGGGGCTGGGGCGCTCCGAGCAGGGTTTATCCATGCCTATAGTGGTCGTGGCGTTGTCGAGAGCGCCCTGACCCGCCCCTGGCAGAGGCGCATCGTCGCGCGGTTTTCCTTTCCTTTGGAGCAGATCTGATGGCAACCATTGTGCTTTCTGCGGCGGGTGCCGCAATTGGGGGATCAGTCGGCGGCACCGTAGCTGGACTCTCCAGCGTCGCCATCGGTCGGGCCGTCGGTGCCACTTTGGGGCGGGCCATCGACGACAGGCTCTTGGGCAGCGGATCGGAGGCGATCGAAACCGGTCGGGTTGACCGCTTTCGTCTGACGGAAACCGGGCAGGGTGCACCCATTGCACAGGTTTTCGGGCGCACCCGAATTGGGGGGCAGGTGATCTGGGCCAGTGAATTTTCCCAGCACAGCACCGTGACGGGTAGCGGCAAAGGTGGACCACCGCAGCCTCGCACCACCAGTTACAGCTATACTGTGTCGCTGGCCATTGCCCTGTGCCAGGGCGAAATCTCTTCGGTGCCGCGGATATGGGCAGATGGCGAGGAGGTCTCGCCGGGTGATCTGAACATGATTTTTTACCGTGGCACTCACGATCAGATGCCGGACCCGCTGATGGAGGCAATCGAAGGGTCCGGTGAGGTGCCCGCCTATCGCGGCACCGCCTATGTGGTCTTCGAGAACCTCCCGCTTGAGCCCTTTGGCAACCGGGTGCCGCAGTTCTCCTTTGAGGTGGTACGGGGTGAGCAGCCTGATAGCCCCGATTATCCCCTGGATCTGGGGCAGTTGGTACGTGGCGTGGCTCTGGTGCCCGGAACGGGGGAATATGCCCTGGCCACAACTGCCGTCAACTATGGTCAGGGGCCGGGGCAGGCGACGGGGGCCAACAGCCATACGGCTTCGGGGCAAAGCGACCTTGTGACGTCACTGACCGCCCTGTCCGAAGAACTGCCGAACTGCGAAGCCGCTTCGCTTGTTGTCTCCTGGTTTGGGAATGATTTGCGCTGCGGCCTGTGCCAGATCAAACCCAAGGTGGAGCAGAAGCAGGCTGAAGGTGTTCCTTTGTCCTGGCGGGTTTCGGGGCAAAGCCGAGCCGGCGCCGATCTCGTGCCTTTGGATGAGGAGGGACGTGGAATGTATGGGGGAACACCAGCGGATGCCTCTGTGATTGAGGCAATCCAGGCGCTGCAGGCGGATGGCAAGCGGGTGATGTTTTACCCCTTTATTCTGATGGATCAGGTCACCGGCAACACGCTCTCAGACCCTTGGAGTGAAGCAGCCAGCCAGCCGTCTCTGCCCTGGCGGGGGCGCATCACCCTGTCTAAAGCTCCCGGATTGGCGGGATCTCCTGACCAGACCGCGGCAGCGGATTTTGAGGTTGCGACCTTTATGGGCAGCGCCAGCGCGTCGGATTTCACCGTGTCAGCTGGGCAGGTCAGCTATGATGGTGAAGCTGAGGACTGGGGACTGCGGCGTTTCATCCTGCACAATGCCGCACTCTGTGCCGCTGCAGGCGGGGTGGAAGCTTTTTGCATCAGCTCCGAGATGCGCGGACTGACCCAGATCCGTGGCGCTACAGGATTTCCCGCCGTTCAGGCGCTGCGCGATCTGGCAGCCGAAGTTCGGCTGCTGCTGCCAGAGGCCAAGATCAGCTATGCGGCGGATTGGTCGGAATACTGGGGCTATCAAAGCCCCGAGGGTAATCGCTATTTCCACCTTGATCCGCTTTGGGCTGACAGCAATATCGATTTTATCGGCATCGACAACTATATGCCACTGTCGGATTGGCGCGACGGTCAAGCCCATTTGGATTGCGCCTCGGGTGTGCCCAGTATCTACGATCTGGACTACCTGCGTTCCAATGTCGAAGGTGGCGAAGGCTATGACTGGTATTACCACTCAGCCGAGGCTGCCACCGCCCAGATCCGCACGCCGATCACTGACGGGGCACATGATGAGGCCTGGATCTGGCGCTACAAGGATCTGAAGAACTGGTGGAGCAACAGTCATCACGAGCGCATAGACGGTCTGCGTCAGGAAGTTCCAACGGTGTGGCAGCCGCAGAAAAAGCCGATCTGGTTCACGGAACTGGGCTGCGCTGCGATTGACAAGGGCACCAACCAGCCCAACAAGTTCCTTGATCCCAAAAGTTCGGAATCCAGCCTGCCACGCTATTCGAACGGGCAACGCGATGATCTGATGCAGATGCAGTATCTGCGTGCCGTTCTTGGCTATTGGGGGGAGGCAGAGAACAATCCGCTTTCCACGCAGTATGAGGGGCGGATGCTAGATCTGGCCAATGCCTATGTCTGGGCCTGGGATGCGCGACCCTTTCCCGCCTTTCCCGGTCTGTCCGAAGTTTGGAGCGATGGCGAAAACTACCTGCGTGGTCACTGGCTGAACGGGCGTGCCGGACAGCGCAGTCTGGCCTCTGTGGTGCGCGAGATCTGCATCAATGCAGGTCAAGAGAACATAGATGTCCAAAATCTCCACGGGATTGTACATGGCTACGCCGTCAGTGACGTGGCCGATGCGCGTGTGGCTCTGCAGCCCTTGGCACTGCGCTATGGGTTTGACACCATAGAACGCGATGGAGTGCTGGAATTTCGTCTGCGTCGAGGAGAGCCGGATTTTGCCCTGTCGGTGCAGAACCTGGTCGAGGATGACGAACTGGAGGGGAGTCTTGAGCTTACCCGCGAGGCTGAGGCGGAACTGGCGGGTCGGATCAGGCTCCGCTTCATTGACTGGGGCTCAGCCTATGACGTCAGTGCTGTAGAGGCCGTCCTGCCGGATGAGGAAACCCAGGCTGTGTACAGCAGTGAGCTGACCCTTGTCCTCACCCAAAGTGAAGCGCGCCAGGTGGTGGAACGCTGGCTGGCCGAGGCGCGGATCTCGCGCGATGCGGCGCGCTTTATCCTGCCGCCCTCGCTACTGCATCTGGGGGTGGGGGACGTGATCTCGCTTCCGGCAGATGGCACGGATGTGGATCCACAGACTCCGGGGCAGAGCTACCGTCTTGACAGGATGGAGCTGGGGGCGGCGCAGACTGTCGAGGCGGTTCGGATCGAACCCGAAGTCTATCAGCCTGCCGGTATCCCGGAACGCTTGCCCAATGTGAAGGCCTTTGAGCCCCCCCTACCTGTTCTGCCCCTGTTCCTGGACCTGCCGTTGCTGACCGGAGGGGAGGTACCCCATGCGCCTCATCTGGTGGTGACCTCGGATCCCTGGCCCGGAACTGTGGCGGTCTATGCTTCGGGGGCGGATTTTGACTATGGTCTGGAGCAGATCATCGCTGCCCGCGGAACCATCGGGGTAACCGAAACTCCGCTTGCAGCTGCCGCACCCGGGCGCTGGGATCTGGGTGCGGATCTGCAGGTGAAACTGATTTCCGGTTCATTGCAAAGCCGCGATGCGCTGGCGGTTCTGAATGGCGCAAATGCCATTGCCATTGGTGACGGCAGCGCCGGAAATTGGGAAATCCTGCAGTTTCGCGAGGCAGAACTGGTTGGTGACAAGACCTATATGCTGCGGGACCGGTTGCGGGGACAATTGGGAAGCGATGGTCTGATGCCAAAGATCTGGCCGGAAGGGTCTTACCTGGTGCTGTTGGATGAAAGTGTCCGGCAGCTGATTTTGCCCTTGGGTCAGCGCCGAATGGCGCGCCACTATCGCATTGGCCCGGCAAGGCGCGGCTATGAGGATCCGAGCTATCGTTACAGTGTGGAGGCCTTTGACGGCAATGGGTTGCGGCCCTATGCCCCTGTGCATTTGCGGCTGAGCGGTGCGCTGGGCGATGACATCGCCGTGCAATGGATCCGGCGCAGCCGCATTGAGGGCGACAGTTGGGATCTGGCCGAAATTCCGCTGGGCGAAGCCCGTGAAGCCTATCGAATACGCATCCTGCGCGGCACCACAGTGCTGCGCGAAGAGGAGGTCGAAACGCCTATGTGGATCTATGACACCAGCGCCCAAAGCGCAGATGCGGTCCTGGTGGGTGATATTGTCGAAATTGCTCAGATTTCGGACCGGTATGGGGCGGGGTTCTCCGCGACTATGGTTCTGCGCTAG